CGAAGATTTATTGGTGGTGTATGGTATCGCTGAAGATACAGCATTTTCATTTGTGAACTGTAATGGTGATCTTGTGATGTTGTACGGTTCGAATCCGTCAGGTCATCCTTTGACTGTGATTATCAATAGTGTTGTCAACGCTTTGTATATGAGGTATTGCTTTATTGTTCTGAGTGAAGACAAGCAGTGTGTCTCATTTAAGAAGTTTGTGAGTTTGATGACATATGGTGATGATAATGTTATGGGAGTGTGCAAGAGCATTCCATGGTTTAATCACACAGCTATTGTCGAAATCTTGAAGTCCATTGGTGTGGAATACACAATGGCAGATAAGGAGAGTAAATCTGTTCCTTACATCAACATCAACGATGTTTCGTTCTTAAAGCGATCATGGCGTTGGGATGAAGATGTGAAGGCTTATTTGTGTCCCCTTGAGGAGCAATCTATTCACAAGATGTTGTGCATTAATATTCCTAGTGGTACAATCTCGGCTGAGGCCCAGATGATCGCTGAGATGAACAGTGCAGTGCGTGAGTGGTTCTTCTACGGACGCGAACGTTTTGAGAAAGAACGAGCGTTCCTGCTCGAAGTGATCGATAAATTTGGATTACGTCCAGAGTACAATCTTACTCCGTTCCCAGTGTGGGAAGAGTTGAGAGACACTTTCTGGCGTGCTTCAAGTGGTATGATTACAGAGCGTTTGGGTGAGAATAACAGTCACCCGGTATTTACCGAAACCATCTGTTTTTAGAGAATGCTGATCTGTGTGCAATGTGTTTTCATGTTCTTGTATTTTGTATAAGTGTGCGTATTTTCTACAACTCGCTCGTCACTACGAGCTCGCCTATTTAGGAGTGAGGGTTCAGAGTGCCCACCAAGTTCATGTTGTTTTATGAGTTTAAGGTGACTCGTTTTATGTATCATAAATTTCCTTACTAAAAGTTATAAACAGAATCGAACGACAGAAGCCCAACTGTCAAAGGAGAAATGGGTGATTCAAGATGTGGACCAGCATCAGATTTCTGGTCCCCCTAGCCAGGATGTGGCTACGACACACTTTGACTTTGAAGTTCAGAAGTGTTCTTCCCATTGTTTTGGGTGTGTCATTCAGGCAGAACCTGAGGAGATTCCAACAACTAGTAGTGCAGGAGGTGGTGTGACTGAGAGTCAGACAACCACTTTTGCAGATGAAGTTGCAGGAGTCACCATTGGTGAGCCTACAGTTTGCAATCAGTATGAGATTGAGGACAGTGTTACCTCAGCTGGTTTAGAGAACTTTTTGGAGCGTCCTGTGCGGATTGCTTCGTTTACCTGGAATGAGAGTGATTCGACAGGTACAACTACAACATTTTCCCCTTGGCACTTGTTCTTTAATAACACTCAGATCAAGTATAAGTTGAACAACTACGCTTTCTTGCGATGTAATCTAAAGGTTAAGATTATCGTGAATGCGTCCCCGTTCTACTTTGGCGCAATGCGCGCTTGCTATCAACCTTTACCGGCCTTCAAAAGCAATACTATTGTTAATGATGCGTCTGGTTCGTTGTCGCACTTGATCCCGTACTCCCAACAACCTGGTGTGTGGATTTACCCAGCACACAGTGAGGGTGGCGAGATGATATTGCCTTTCTTCTATCCAAAGAATTTCTTGCGAGTCGGAGTGGCTCAAGATTTCACGGACATGGGGACCCTACGTATGATCACATACACACCGCTTGACAGTGCTAATGGTGCTACTGGTCAGGGTGTGTCTGTTCAAATTTATGCGTGGGCTGAAGAAGTTGTGCTGGCAGGACCAACGTTGGGTCTTGCTATGCAAGCACGAGACGAATATGGAACGGGACCGGTTTCAGGACCTGCATCGACCGTGGCGCGTTACGCTGGGTTGGTTAAAGGTATTCCTATAATTGGTAAGTTTGCTACAGCAACTGAGATGGGAGCAAATGCTATTGCAGGTATAGCCAAGTTGTTTGGTTTTACTAACGTTCCAGTGATTGATCCTACGGCACCATTTCGCCCAGGAGCATTCCCTCAGTTAGCGAGTTCTGAGATTGGTTTCCCGATCGAGAAGCTCACTATCGACGCGAAGAATGAACTCACCATTGACCCTACATCTGTTGGTCTACCTCCTCATGACGAGTTGGCCACAGAGTATTTGGTTAAGCGTGATTCTCTCCTAGCGCGAGCGTCGTGGTTGACAACTAGTCCGGTTGATACACCTTTGTTTACATCGCGTGTGACCCCGTTCATGTTCACCAATAACAACGCCACAACTCAACAGTTGTACTTTACCCCAATGGGCATGGTATCAAATTTGTTCAATAACTGGCGTGGAGATCTGATTTTCACGTTTAAGGTTGTTGCATCACCGTATCATAAAGGACGTATTCGTATATCCTATGACCCATACTCATCAACAGTGCAGACGACAGGGGATGTCGGTTCTTCATTGTTCAACACCATCTTAGATATCGGTTCTGAAACCGAAGTCGAGGTGCGTGTGCCATATCAACAGGCTTTAGCTTGGATGCGAGTGAACACTTCGTTTAATACTTCCAATATTCCGTTTTCTACGTCTACGACCCCAACGTTGACAAACACTGATGTGTATGATAACGGTATGATTTCGATGAAAGTCCTTACCTTGCTAACAGCACCGGTGGCCACTTCGACAGTGTCCATTTTGGTGTTTGTGCGGGGCTCTGACAATGTCGAATTTGCC